CATGCTTTCTCCCTGCGGCCAAGCCGCGATGCGCCGAAGCGTAAGGGAGGCATCGGCCTTGTCAATCCCCCGACTTCACTTTTTCCCGCCGAACGGTACGGCGCGGTTGAGCATCTCCTGCCGCTGCTGGCACTTGCATCCCTTCTTTTTCCTGATCCCGACGAACGCCAACGCCTGGGCCACCAAGTCACCGAGTCCCCGCACCTTTCCCGGTTTCGGCGCGTTTCCCATCTCCACGGCCTGCCGGATGAAATGCTTGGCAAGGTCTACCTCGTCATCCTTGCCCAACGTCACGTCGGCATGGAAGCGCGGCGACTCCTTGCACGGCGTCATGCGGATGCCGTTGCGAAGGACCATGAAGCATGCCGTGTGCACCCTGCCGTCCGGCAAGGTCACGCGGACGTTCATTGAATGCGGGTGACCGTGATTGTTGCTGGAGGTTGCCATACGGATTGAAGGGCAGGAAGCTTTACGCCGTCCCAATCGCACAATACCGTTGGGCGGTCGGAAACGCAGTCGCCGCATTTGCATTCGGGGACTTCGAGCGCGCCGAGCGCACCGAGACACCCGCTCGTGTTGACGTACACCAGCCGGTAGCCGCCGACGGCGTAATACTCGCACGGATCGACGGGTGCCGCATAGACGCAGTACCAAGACTGCCCTTGCGATATTAGCGGCGCGCTTGTGGTGCAAGTTGTCTGCCACGCTCCTGGCTGGATCTGTTCGCAGTTGAACAGCTTGCAGTACCCGACCGCATCTTCCGCGTAGAAGATCACGACAAACATCGTCCAATTGCGGAGATCCGTCGGATGCGGCTGGCCGCCGATGTCCGAGCAGCATGCCTCCTGCCGTCGCACGCATCGGTACAAACGGGAAAAGTAGCTGATCCCGTCCGGAACATCATCGAAATCCCAATACGGGTTGTTGTCGTTGCCTTCGCAGACTTCCGCGTTGGTGCAGCAATCGCAGTTGTTCGGGTTTCCTGGCCCTCCCGCCCATACAAGGTTTGAGCATGGGAAATCGTCCTCGGCTTCCGGCGGTTTGCACCCGTAGGTCCGGAGCGTCAACGTCCCGCCGGCGCCTGGTGACGGCGGGTTCGTCTGCAACGGCGGGCACTCATCGCATGTCCAAAGACCGAAATACCCGCATTCCATTTCGAGGTATTGCGGCGGCACTTCGCATTCGTGGAACGGCGGCATGCCGAACGTGTTGCACCGAAGATTGTCGCTGGACAGGGCACCTATGGCGCAGGTTCCGCAGACGCAAGGCAACGCGCCGCCAATCGAACCGCTGTTCTGAATGATGCTTCCCGTGCCGGTTGCGCATGACACCTGACCCGAAGCGGTCAACGTCAGTTGCCATGCGGGCATCGTGAACGGCGGATCGCTTTGCAACGGCTGAGGGCAGCAGTCGCAGAACGAATTTGGCGCAGCTGCACCGCCGCAGCAGCACTTCTTCTTCGTCATCGCCCGGACTGCTTGCGGCACCAATAGAAGCCGCCGATGGCACCGACGGCAAGGACGATCACGACGGAAACCAGCGTGGACGCGAAATCACTTGCGGCGAGAACCATTGGCGGCCTTTCGAGGATGCTTGGTGCGGAACGTCGAGCCGAGGGAACACCCGGCACCGAACGCGGCGACGGTCACGGTCAGGATCCAAAGGATCAGCTCTTGTTCGTTTGTCATTTCTTGAACCTGTAGACGATGGCCGCGATCGCTACCGCGCCGACCGCGACCGAGATGAATCGTACCGCGCCCCAGACCGGGGATTCCTTGTCATCGACGTACGCAATCGAATCATGCACCGTCGCCGCGCTGGAGTCGATCTCGTCCAATTCGGCCTGCGCCTGGACGAGATGTTCCCGGGCACGGCTGGCCGCCGAACGAACGTCGTTCGTTTCGCGGCTGATCGTGCCGGTAGCGGTGGCGCAGCCGGCGAGCAGGAGGATGACGGCCAATGGTTTCACTCGTCTGCTTCCTGCGGGACAAATTCGTCCTTGGAATCGTCGTATGCGTCGCCGATGGCGGGGTACTTGCCACGGATGGAACCGTCCTTGCGGACTTCGAGCCATGACCCTCCGAATGCAGTCTCGCACCATGCAACGGACGGGACCGCGAGGATCTCGACCACCTTGCCGTCCTGAATTCGTGCTGCGTAGATCATGTGGTGAAGGTTCCCGAAGATGTCAGAGTATGCGTCGTGAATCCACCGCTCGTGGATGTGGACATCGTTCCCGTGTAGGCCACCGTCGGGATGGCATCGCCCGCGTAGCGCACGATGACCACGCCGTCCGATCCTTGGCCGCCTGTGGTGTTTCCTGACGATCCGACGCCAGCACCGCCGCCGCCGCTGCCACGGTTCGCCGGACTTGCGTTTGCGCCTGCGCCGTTCGTCTGGTTTCCGCCTGCGCCGCCGATGCTGTATCCGCCTGCGCCACCGGCTGCCGTCGTGCCTGATCCGCCGCCACCACCGCCGCCGTAACCGACACCCCAATACGAAACGCCGTCGCCGCCGTTCCCGGTTCCAGCGCCGCCGGTTTCCCCGACGCTTCCGGCACCGCCGCCGCCGCCGCCGCGAAATGGAACGGCCTGCGTACCGTTTGTACCGCCGTCGGTGCCCTGTCCGGAAGTACCAAGGCCCGGATCATTTCCGGGAAATCCGCCGCCGCCGCCGCCGCTGCCGCCATTGGCGCCATCGACGGTGGAGCCGTTTCCGCGCCCGCCGCGCCCGCCGCCAACAGCCGTAAGTCCAAGTTGGGCAACAGCGGACGCAGTACCGTTTCCGCCGCCGGTCCCACCGACGCCGCCAGCACCTCCCGCACCAATGGAAACCGTCCAAGAAACGGCAGCAAGGGAAACTCCCGCCGTGTACAGAACGCCTCCGGCACCGCCACCGCCAGCTCCGTACTGTGCCGCGCTGGTGCCGCCGCCGCCGCCGCCACCGGCGACAACCAGCACTTCCGCCGTGGATCCGCCGTACAGCGCCTTCCTCATCATGCTGGTGAACATCAGACGGACTCCGGTGCCGTGCGGCAATAGATGGTTGCGATGTGCCGATTCTGCGTGTTGGCGGTCGGATCGGCGAAAAGGACGATCACGCCCCATTGATTGGCGGGAAGCGACGTTGTGTTTTCAGCTGTCCAGGCCATCGTCGCGGTTCCACCGGCTTGGCTGACGATGGTTCCGGTCCCGGCCACGGTCACGGTTCCGACAATCAAGTTTCCTTTGGGCGTGTACCCGCTCCAATTGAAGTTGTTGCCTTCCGTGTCATGGACATGGAACGACAGCGACAACGTGCTGCCGCGGACAACGTATTGCGACGGGATCGGCGTGGCGAGCTGGAGACTCACGGCGGCGGTTCCTCCTCAATGCAGCGTACCGGGTTCGGATGGCTGAAGAAATACTTGATCGTCCCGTCCTTGGTGTATTGCTTATACATGACCACCAGGGCGGTGGACGGGGACGGGAAAGACCAATTCGTGCCGTCGTAGGTCGCGCCGACCGGGCCGACAGTCATCGGCGGGGTATTCAGGTCGCCATCCTGCGTCGCCGCCCCCGTGTTCGGGAACTCGTACAGGTTGATCGCCTCATAGGCCGCGGCGCTCTCATCCTCGGCGTCCAGAACATCGTCGTACCAAACGCCGCTTGGCTGGATCTCCAGCACCGCGCGACGGAAGCTGTACCGCCAGCGATTCGCCTGCATCAGCTGAAAGCCCTTCAGGACCGCCAAGAAATAGGCGATCTCGAAGTTCTCAGGCTGGATGGCACGTTGGGCCCAATCAATCGCGGACCTGTTCCTGTTGATGTACGCGGAAGTCTGTACCAAATCGTTCATGACGATTCGGTTGGCCTTCCCGAGCAAGTCACCGTTGAAGATCGGCTGTTGGTTGCTCACGGCACCTGCATCCCGGTGAAGTCACGACCGGCGCTGACGCAACCGACGTACGGTTCCGCTGTGGGCGCGAAAGTCTCAATTGCAGCAAGAACGTCAGGCGGGAAAAGGTCGGCGAAACCCATCTCGTCCGGGTACGGCTGCAACCAGCCGATCTTGGTGCATTGCTTGATGGGCACGCCGATGAAGTTCGCGGTCGTTGCAAGGAACGAAAGCCCGCCGATGTTCGGAGCCGACCGCTGTTCGCAATGCTTCCAATAGTCCCAGAGCATCGTGAATTGCATCATGTACCATTGGTCATTCAGCGGCGAAGCGTTGATTCCGGTTAGCAGCAAGGTGCCGGTCGCAAAACCGAGGAACGCGCTGTCGTTGCGCGCTCCAAGGTAATTCCAATACCCGCCTTCCGGTTCGCCGCCCTGCGGGCTGTCCGTGGTCGTTCGGTCGTACATCCATTCAACCGTGATTTGCATCTGTGGCACGGACAACGGCATCGGCTGGCCGTTGATGTCAACCTTCGTGCCGCCGATGTCGGCAAGCGGCGGCCACGCCGGTGACGATGGCGGCGCAATGCCGAGCCGGTACGCGGGAGTCGTGCGAAGCGATCCAACACGGGTCACCCTGGTAAACGGTTCGGTGTCCGCCCCTTCCCCCGTCAGGTTGAGGAAATTGGCGTATGTGCCCCAAGTGACCGTGACCGTCCATGCCGTCGAGCATCCCGGCAGCTTGCGCCAATCATGCGATTGGCATACCAGCATGCCCAAATTCTGGTCGCACGACGGGTAGCGCGATTGGATGGCCGGCAACCCTGCCGCGATTGCGTCAAGGATGATCGTCCCGTCTTCCGGCGCCGCCGCCGGATCGCCGGTCCAAGTAACGCTGTAAACGTCCGTGCAGGTGAATTCCTGCCCGGGCGACGGAATGCGGTAATTGCCAGCCGTCGCATGGCGTCGCACGGTCACGCTCACGGTTCACCGCCGATCTTGTCAATGAGTCGATCAAACTTCTGCACGATGGGCAGCAGGGCATCGGCAAGCATCTGCGTATGGCCTCCTGCCTCAAAGGCCGTGGAAATGCCGAAAAGTTCCGTGTTGCTGGGTGCTTGGCCGCCGAAGCGGGCCAGCCAATGATCCACGAACGCCCTTCCCATCTCGGCGAACATGCCGCCGACGGCCTCCAGGCGCATCCGGCCCATCCCGATTTCCTCGGCGCCCGCGGACACCCTCGCAGCCTGTTCCCTCGCGCGCTGGGCCGCCATCATTTCGATGCCGACCTGAGAAGGAGCCATTGCGGCCCCGATCTGACGCTGCGCCTGCAATTCCGTCATCTGACGCTGCATCTGCGCGAACCCGCCTTCCATCGTGAATTCGGTCGCAGCACGGCCGAGCTCGTCCGACCGACGCTGCACGACGTTGTAGATGGACTGCACGGTGGCAAGGGCCTGCTGGCCCACCGCAAGCGTGGACAACACCGACACGTTCCGGCTCATCGAAGCCATCTTCGCCATGGCACCATCCAGCCCACGGATCAGGCCCGTGGTGTCGGCGGTCAGCGATACGACGGCTTTCAGCTGTTCAGCCACGGGGCGATCCGGTGCGGCTGCTGCCGCGTCAGGGTGCAGGCGATGGTCAGCAGCAACGCCTCAATCCGTTCTTCGCTGGTGAGCGTCGACGATGCCAAACCAGCGGGCATGTCAGCGCGGGCAGAAGGGATCATCCGGAAGATCCTTCGCTCCGCGCTGGAATAGGGCGGTCGGCCATGACCTCCGAAATGATCGCGTTTCCGATGTCGGCGGCAATGTCGGTCGCCGGAACGCCGTCCGGCAGGAGGCGCGATCCGTCCAGGCACCTGACGCACGCCAGCCACCAATACGAATTTGATCCGGCGTTGATGACATCCGCCATCTTCGCGCGCCTGACCTCGACTTCGCCAATCACGGGAATGGAAACTTTGCGCCAACCATCCGCGAGGATTTCAGGTCCGAACGGCATCAGGCTTCAGCCTCGGCAAGCGTCATGGCGACGGTCGCGACGCCTTGGTTGTCGTGCGTGATCGTTGCGGTCACGAGCATGACCTCCCACGTGTACGTCGCCGCGTTCGAGTCCGTGAACGAAAGCGTACCTTTCAACCCGATGGCGCCGTAGGTCCCACCCGTACCGAAAAACACGTCAAGCGCGCTGTGCGTGTTTGCATGCACGATTGCGGTGCAGGTGACGCGGCGCGTGATCCGTCCCGCCATCGAAATTTGCTTGGTGTCCGCCGTGGACGTCACGTCGATTTCAGCGCGCGACAGTTCAATGGTGATGTTCTGGATCGGAATGTTTGCCGCTTCGATTTGCAGACTTCCGCCGTGTCCGCTGGTGTAGGTAGTTGGCATGGTTAGTTCTCGTCCTGCATGTAGATGATGGCCGTAACTGTCACGATACGTTCGGCGTCGCCGGTTCCGTCATCTGGAACCGCATCGGCGACCCTGTAATTGATTGATGTGGCTGCAAAGGTCACGTCGCTCACCGTAATCTTCGCGGCCAGCGCGTCCTTTATCTCGTCGGCAATACTCATTGCCTCGTTTACCGTGCTTGCGAGGCATTGGAAAGCCACCGTGACCTCGGCATCGTTGGTAAAGGTGGTCATGTGGCGTACCCATTCAATCGACTGCACCTCGTAGACGATGAACGGAATCGGCTCTCCCTGCCGCCGCCAGCGCGGGCTGATTTCGGTGGCGATTTCGGCGTCAAGATGGGCGTACAACGCGGCGATCATGGCATTAGCGGTTGCCATTCTGCACCCCCAATGCTTCCTTCGCCGCGGCAATGATCTCGTCCCGGACGCGCGCCATCGTTTCCGCCATCCGAGAACGGACGACGGAGCGGCTGCGGAACGACCCAACCTGGACGGTCGTGGTGGAATTCTTGCGGGCAAGGGCGCGCGCCGCGCGCTCTCCGGTGAACGTGCCGAACTTCGTCCGTGCATCGGCATACATCGACCGAAGTGCCTCGTTGCGCATCAGCTTCGGCAGCTTCTCGCCCATGATGGACTTGCGGTTTTCCGCGACGAACTTGCGGTAGCCGTCGCGTTCCGCGCCGGCAGCCGGTGAATACCGACGGTACGCCGATTTCGATGCGTACCGACGGAAACCGTTTTCAAGCAAGTGCCATACGCGCTGGCGTCCCTTCGCGGCGGCACCGCCCTTGCGACCGTACATGACGCCGGTGCGCCCGACGATTTCCGTCCCACGACCGGACCGCCTTGCGTCCACCAGCGTTGCGGCGGCAATCGCTTGCCGGTGCGTCGGCTTGCCGCGGTAGTTCGCGGAACGCCATGCGCGGCGCAACGCATCCTGCATCGGCTTCATTCCCCTGCGCATGCCATTTCGCAAGACGCGCTGCTGGATGCGCGGCGGGAGGTTCCGCAGCACCTTCTGCACTTGGTCGGACTGCAAGGTGGAAATCAGGCGGACCTCGTTCATTCGACCACCTCGGTCGCTTCGATCTCAAGGCGTCGCCGCCGCTGGTCGCGGTCATAGGCGGTGCGGACGTTGAACACCCGTTCCGTGTCCCCGTCCTGCCAAAGAAGCCTGCTGTTCGTGGACACCGACGGGTGCCAGGACGTAAGGAAACGGTAATCCGAGCGGGTGGATACGCCGCCATCGTCCAGCACTTCGGACGTGCGCGACTGCTCCGCATGTCCCCATACACCGGCGACCGTGACCCATGACACGTCAGCCTGTCCGAATGAATCGACCGTCCGGACCGGGTTCTGCACAGTCAGGTACAGGCGAAGCATTCCGGTCGGGACGTGCGATGGCATCAGCCGATGCCCTTCCCCATCATGGCCGAAATGCGATCCCAATAGTCGCTTGAGAGCGTTACGGTGTCATCGCCGCGAGACTGAACGTGTTGCGTGACGCGCTGGAGAAGCGCCATTTCGAGAAGCGGGTTTAGCGTGTTGCTGCCAGCCGTCAGGGTGATTGTGTCCGGGTACTCCATGTCGGGGTGCATCTCAACGTATTGCAGCCCGTTGATGGTGACCAGCGTGAGGGCTTGGGGCGTGTTGCTCTCATCCAACCAAGACGCACCCGTGACCGGCTGCCTTGCGGCCAGCACCAGCTTTTCGTCGTTCGCGGGCTCCACGGCGACATATTGCGTCCGAGTGACCGGATCGACGCACCAGCCGGTGCGTTCCTCCAGCTCACGGACGGCGGCTTCCCAAGCAATCTGAATTGCCGGATCGTCCTGCCCGTGCGGAATGCGCGCCCAGCCGCGGAACTTGTTGATGTCGAGGGCCATCCATCCTCCTACATGGGCGGCGACGAGCCGAAGCCCGCCGCCGCCCATGCTTGGGGGGAGAAAGAATCAGGCGTTCGTGACCTGCAGCTGCACCAAGGACTTCACGCGGGTGAAGGCCGAGTTGGCGAAGGTCATGCCCTGGAAGATGACGCGCGCGCTGCTCGCGGCGGTGATCTCGTCGCGGATCATGCCCACGCCGCCCCACTCGCGCACCGAGAAGCCTTCCGAGATGTTGCCGAGGACCGCGACCACGTTCTTGCCGGTCGCGCCCGCCGTTGCATTGTGCGCCGGGAGGTACTCGGTCACATACACGGGAAGGCCCATCAGGGTGAACGGTGCCGCGTTCTGGAGAACCTGATAGTCGCTGCTCGGGACGAACAGCGGGACGTTGTTCGCCTTGAGGCCAGCAAGGGCCGCGTAGGCGTCCTGCGGGAGAATCCACGCCGCCGAGCCCCAATACGCCGCCGGGAGCTTGGTGTAGCGCATCTCGGTCAGCTTGTCGAGCGTGATGCCTGCCGTGATCGCCAGCGCACGGGTCGTGCCGCTCGAAGTCGCGGTCGTGATGTGGGTATTGGCGTTGACCGTGAAGATGCCGGTCGGCGCATTCGTGCCGGAACCGCCGACGTAGCCCCATTCAAGGTTCTTGGCGAGCTGACGCTGAAGCGCGTCCATGACCTCGGCTTCAACGTCGAAATTCGCCTGCCGGATGAGCTGCTGCGAAACCTGCGTGGCGGGCAGGCACGGCACCGGCGAAATCGGCACCTCGGCAAACGCCGGGTCAATCAGGGCGCGGGCCGTCGTGCCCGTGTCGGGTTCCGTCCACGCCGACGAGTAGTCGTTGGTCGCCATCGTGTTGTACCGGAGCGTCGGGTAACCCTGCACGCCGGTACGAAGATCGGCGAGGTTGCGGACCACCGTGTTGGCGTCGAGGTACTTTAGGATGCCGTCCTCGTACAGCTTCGGGATCAGGATCGAGCTGGAGCTGCTGCTCTTCAGCTCACGAATTTCGGGAGCGCGGCCACCCTTGAGCCAGCCGAGAAACTGCTCGCGGTACTCGCCGCTCGCGCGCCACTCAAGATCCTGTTCGCGCCTCTCGGCGACGATCTTGGAAGTCGCAGCGTGGCTGGCGAACTTCTCGCGGAGCTCGGCGGCGGAACGCTTGGCGTTCAGGTCCTTCAGCTCGTCCATCAGCTCGGTGGCGCGGGCCTCCTGCTCGACCGTGATCTGGTCGTTGGCGAGAATGGAATTGACCTCGGTTTCGATGGCCTTGCGGCGTTCGATGATCTCGGACTGCTTCATGTGAGTGACCTCAATCGCAGACGGAGCCGGGCCAATGCCGGCGAGAAGGTTCGGGCCTCGGCGCTCGTCTGCGGGTATGCGCCGTTTTCAACGATGCTGACCTCACGCAGGTCAACGTCCAACAGCGTCCGTTCGGAGCCATCCCAGGCATCCTTGCGGACGTAAAAGCCGAATGACATTTCCGACAGAACTCCCGCTTCGACCAAGGCGCGCACGTCGCGCGCGCGCTGGGTGTCTGGAAGATCGACCTCGAATGCCAGCCCACGGTCGTCGGAACGAAGCTGGAGAAGGCCGCTGCGGCTGTTGGCGACCAGCTCGCGTCGGTCGTGTCCGATCAAGACGCTGATGTTCTGCGACAGGCTGCGGTCGAACGCGCCGCGCGAAATGCGCTCCACGAACGGCTTTCCGTTGTTCACGCCGCGAACCATCAAGGGATGGCTGGGAGCGTTGTAGACGGCGGCGTAGCCGCCGATCTTGCCGCTGCTCCGGTCGATCACGCTCGTCCGTGTCTCAAGCATCGTCCGTTTCCTCCTCGTCCGGACCGACCGCCGCGCTCGCGCCACCTGGCATCGAAACGGTCGGCGTGTCCAAGCCGGCGATGGGCGGGAGCCCGAGCGCGTGCCGAGCGTCGTTCGGGCTCATCACGCCCGCAAGGACAAGCTTGCTGTACGACATGCCTTGGTCACGCAGGTTGCCGCGGGTGATCGGCGAGACGTCAAACTTGACCGACTCGCCGGGACGGCAGAGCTTCCGCGTGAGCTCCGATTCCCACGCGGAAACCCAAGCCGCAATCGCACCGTCCGCGTAGGCGCGGGCGGTTTCGGCCTGCGACGAAAGCGCGCCGCCTCCCTGCTGGAACAGCATTTCGGGCGGGACGCCGAATGCTCGGGCGATTTCCTGCACGGAGAACCGACGGGACTCCAGCATCGAACCGGAAGTCTCCTGACTGATCTTCTCCGCCTTCATCCCTTCGCGCAGGATCAGCGGTCGGCTGGCACCGTCGGCGGTCGCGTGCATCGTTGACCACGCATTCCGGATCGCCTCCACCGTCTGATCGCTCATCGCGCCTGGGTGCATGATGGCGACCTTGCCCATGCTGCCCGTCTTGATGAGTGCCTGGTGCGCCCCGTTCTCGTCGGCGGCGAGCTGCATGGCCTGCCGTGCGGCATCAATAGGAGAACGGAACCAGCATGGGTTCAGGTAATCCGGGTAGCAGCCGACGTGCACCACCTGATCGGCGGCAAGCTGCACGTTGCCGATTCGGTAGATCACCCCTTCGTCGGTGGTTTCCCCGGTCAATGCGTCGGCGGGCACCGGCTGAAGTTCGGCGACCGACCCATCGCCAGCGCGGCGGATGATGGCGATGCCGTTGCCGTGCGTCAGCGCGACCGAGGTGGTGTAGCGACGGAACTCGTAGCCCGTCTGCCAGCGGCTCGCCTCCCGGTTCATCATCATTGCCACGGGATGGTCCGCAATCGGTTGCATCTCCGAGTCAAACACGGTGACCGGAAGGCGGGCGATGTCGGCGGAAATCAAGTTCGTGGCGCGGACAACGGCGGGGATCGCGTCAGCCGGCGAGGTGACGATCGGTTCCGGGCGCGTGTAGATCGCAACGCCGGACTTGAAGCCGAAGAACCGTGAGAAGAAGCCCACGGTTGCATGGAACGCAAGCGCCCCGAATTGTCAACCCCGATTTTTATGAAACGCATCAACCAATCGGGCACGAACTTGAGGCCAGCCCTGTCGCCTCGCGGACTTGGTGGTGCTCCATCAGCAGCGCGGCCATGTTCCCGGCGACCACGGCATCGGTGTTTCCGGCGGACCGACCCTTCACGGGGCGCACGTTGCCCACGTTGTCCTTGATGAGTCGGACCGCGTTCAGCGCGCTGGACAGCACCGGATCCGGGTCGTAAAACAATTGGCGCGATTTGAGAAGGTCGCCCCACAACTTCCATGCCGGTGCCATCGTCCGGATGGATTGGTCGATGGGCACAATCGGCCAGCCCTTGTCCGCCCAACGCTTGATGTCCCGGGCCTGCGCAGGATGCGGATCCACGCCGATCTTGCGGACATCGTGCTGCGCCATGATGGCCTCTATAGCCGCCTCCACGATCTGCATGTCGTGCCATTCCCCTGGCATTCGCCGCAGGAAACCCTGCTCGAACCATTGCCCGAGCGGGCACCTTGAGCGTCGGGCGTCCAATTCGGGGTCCAGCCCAGCCCACCACGACACGTTCTTGGCCCGGATCACGGGACCGTCCACGGCCATGACGCAAAGCGTCGTGAGGTCGAGCTGCGCCCCGTAGCCGCCGCGCGAGAGATCCAGCCCGATCACGACCGGAGTGCCGCGCAGGCGGTTCCAATCGCATGTTTCCATCTGCCGTTCCAAAACGCCGATATCAACATCCGTGGTGCTGATTTCGTGGTAGCGGCAGGCCAATTGCGTTTCGAACTCGGCAATCTGCGCCGGATCGCCGGATTCCAGCATCGTCCTCGCGGCCAATTCCATCTGCGTCGGGTCCACGATCGTGCCAATCGCCGGATTTGCCTTGATCCACGCCGATGAAGCAGATGCTTCATCGTCCTCATCCAGCCCGTAGATCAGGGGCCACCAACCGGGCGGATACGGCGTCCCTTGGGTGATTGCCTCCTCACACGCCGCCCAATACCCCCAAATGGGGCGCGTCTTTTGCTCCGGGTCGGGGGTGGTGATCGCCAGCAGTTGACTGGTGGGGAACTTGGCAAGGCCCGTCAGGAGGCGTCCGAACGCCTTGTCCATGCGGGCAACTTCGTCGGCCACGACCATCCGGGTCGTGAGGCCGTCCAACGCCTTGTCCGTGCAGGGCAAGCTGATGTACCGATTGTGCCCGTGCTTCACCCGCCCGGGATGCGCCGGCGTGCTGCCGCCGGTCGCCTTCCAATCGCTGTCCTCCAAATTCGAGCACATTGCCTGCATGCGCTCGAACGTCTTCTGCGCCAACCGGGAGTCAGGGGCGCACGAAGCAAACTCAAGTCGCGTCGTGGAATCGCGCATCGCCGCCATTAGCAGACTTGCGGCGAATTCGGTCTTTCCAGCGCCACGGGCCACGACCAGCAGAAACGCCTTTGTAGCCGGGGTGTCACTCTTCCTGCCGTCGATCACGCGCCGGCGCGCCAACAGGATCATGGCGACCAGGCATTGGTACGGCATCCATACCAACGGCTGGCCCGCGTTCGCTTCAGCACCTTGCCCGCACCGCAGGGCGAATTCCCGCGCTTCCTCGGCCAACGGTTCATTCCACCACACCCCGTGCTTCGCCGGGTCGGATCGTTCGGCCAAGTACCGGCGGCACGAGTCAATGACGCGCGAATTGGCGAGAATCCCGCCGTCAATCACGGATTTGGCGTAGTTGTCCGCCTGTTCCGCGCATAAAGGCAGTTTTGATCGGTGCTTACGCCGTGTCTCGGTTTTGATGGAGCCCACATCGCGGTGCCCACGGCGCACACGGGGCCTCGGCCCCGAAGGGGGGGGATCCTCGTTTTTATCGCTCATTTCGATGGCGTTCGTGGTGGCAATCGCGGCAAAGCACGCGGAGATTGCCGATGTCGTTCGTCCCGCCATGCTCCAGCGGCACGACATGATCGACTTCGAGGTTGACGATGCTGCCGCACTTCACGCATTGCGGCTGGTTGTCGCGCAGTTGCTTTGACAGGCGTGACCATGAACCACCGCGAGAGCGGTTGGTATTCGCCATGTCGAATGACTTTCCTAGCCCTCCGGTGTAACGAAAGCGGCGCACTTTCGGAACTCCTGCATTACGCGGTCATCGTCTTTCATGTCCCAAGCGATGCACCACTCGCAATCGTCTTGGCGGAACAGCACGACCGGCACCGAAGGGTATTTGCAGTCGCGGACAGCCTGCCGCATCCAGCCCTCTACTTTGCGGGCGCGCTTGCCTTTCGTGGCAAGCATGGTGCAGTCAATGAGCTTCGGCAAAGTGGTCAACCGGCTGACGAACAAATCGCCCATCATCAAGAAGGGTTCGCGGGACAGGCGCAATTCGACCCAAGCCATGCCGCGTTTGCATCGTTTCACCTCGACATGGATGCCAAGGGTGAAATCGACCGGCATGACGTCGGCGCTGTGCTTCCCGGATGCCTGGGCGGTCCGCATCCATGGAATGCCTGTTACATGCTGCAACGCTTCGCAGGCTTCGCGCTCTCCGCGCTTGCCCTTCTCACGCGAGTTTATCAATGCGAGTCCCCAACCGTGCCGTCGGGTTCCAGCACGGGTCGGGGGTCATAGTACCTCGGGCCACGACCGTCACGACCGCCGCCGAGCGCGCAAATCGACACATTGAGCGCGTCAAGCTCCTTCCACAACGAGTCGCGGGTGTCCAGCAGGTGCAGAATCTTGGAACGGTAGTCGGCCTCAGTCAGCCTAGACCGTTCAATCGTGGCCGCCACGCGGTCGCGTTCGGTCACCAAGCGGGCCAGCCGGATGGCCGAATCGTCGTAGTCAGGGACGGCAGGGACGGCAGGGACGGCACTTTCCATACAAATACCCCTTATATATATATATATACCTTCGGTT